ACTACTTCGTTATCGTTTTCCCTTCATGGTTAGTGTACTTTGTACCTTTCTTAAGTGTAGTTAACATTTTAGGTTTTCCATTAACTAAGACATACTCCCGGAAAAATGGATTCTGTATTCTATACAGTTTACCGGACTTACCAACAAAACACTCGTTAGAATCAGTACGTTCGTTAATTAACGTTATAACGTCCCGTTTCGTATCTTTCATGTTGTCGGTGAAGTCCTCTCCATTAGTCCCAATACCATCAGTTGAGGGTGGTCTTTTACCAAACATCCCCAGTGTTTTGACCTTAGACTTAACCAGTTCAACATCAAAGGTCTTAGTCTTCGGATTGTAACATTCAAACAAGGTAATCTTCCAATTATCCCCACCAACGTTATTAAGGTCAGTGTTGTTAACGGAGTCTTGATACCAAGTTTGAGATGTTATCTCTGTTGGTAGTGTTGGAAGTGTATCCTTTGTCAGTGGAGGAACTACAGAGGGTTTTCCCTTTGTAGGTTTTAGTTGTCCTTTTGACATGATATACTCCTTTTTCATGTGTGTAATATACGGATACTGGAGTAATCAAACAATCAATCAATAATGTATGTATGATATAGAGTAGATGAACGGAAGTAGACTGTATTTATTCCCTCCATTAATAAATCAATAATAACTACGGGTAATATATATTATGTATAATAGAAATTTCAACTTAATATCCTAACTTGGAACGTAAAACGACCGGGTGACGGGGCGGG